CAGCAGTCCATGAGCTGGAACCAATCTGAACTGGACTGGATTTGTTTATGGTGGTACCATCACCTAATTGGCCATAAAGATTACGACCCCATGTAAACAATGTGCTACCAGAACGTATGGCTGCTGTGTGGAAAAGGCCAGCAGCTACAGCAGTCCATGAGCTAGATCCTATTTGTACTGGACTGGATTTGTTTGTGGTGGTGCCATCACCTAATTGGCCATAAAGATTACGACCCCATGTAAACAATGTACCACCAGAACGAATAGCTGCTGTGTGGAAAAGGCCAGCAGCTACAGCAGTCCATGAGCTAGATCCTATTTGTACTGGACTTCTTTTATCGACAAAAGCAGTACCATCCCCTAATTGGCCATACGCACCCCGGCCCCATGTAAATAAGTATCCATCAGAACGAATAGCTGCTGAATGATAACTGCCAGCAGATACAACAGTCCAACTCTTTATTTCTGATATCTCAAAAGTACCTAATTGGCCAAAATAATTAGAACCCCATGTGTATAAAAATTTTTTGGAAGTAGATCCAGTTTTGGCTAATAGTTGTTCAATGAATAACATTTATTTCCCTAATTATGGCCAACTAATTTGAGTAATATCAGTAATTTCATTTTCTGAATATTCTTTGGTAATATCTCTAAGTTTTTGTCTATAAACTATCCATTTATTTTTAGTAATATCATCAAATGAATTTTGTACATCTTGTAGTTGAGTCCAATCAGAACTTATTAATAAATCATTTCTTTTTTTTCTCAATTCTTCCATGAATCTAGATTTTAAAACAGAGAATTCTTCTACAGGCTCTGGCTGTTTTTCAGTTAATATAGGAGTTTCTAAAACATCATCTTCTCTAATTTCATAATTATAACCACTTACATAATGAGTTAAATCATTCCACGATTCACCTTGTTTAGTTACAGGATACCAACCTATAGATTTTAAAAAAGGTAAATCATTAACTGCCAAATTTAATGCACTTACATTTCTCCAATTATTTGGTAAAAAATCGTATTGTCCTACAACTTTATTATTTTCTATGTGAGCCCAATTTGCCATTTTTATTCCTTTATTTACTATCTGTCATGGAAAGAACTCCTCGCCAAGTTGTTCCTCCATCATCTGTAATAAATGTTAATACATCAACACCACTTACGGTAAATGATGGCGCTGTGCCGCCAGGCCATTTGACTGCAGCCGGCCATGTTAGTGCGGCTGATCCACCATTAGTTAATTCTAAAACAAAACCCATTGCTGCAGGAGATGAAAGTGGATTAGAAAAGGTCCATGTTGTAGTACCAGCAACGGTTGCTGATACATAATTACCTAAAGCTAAATCTATAGTTCTACTACCAGATCCACTTCCCAATGCATTATGAGTTGTGCCGTATTGAGTAATAGTTCTATTGCTGTTTATGTATGCACTGCCTAATATTGCAATATTTTCTGTATAAATGAAATTACTATGTACGTTGCCTCCAATAGCCGCACCTCCAGAAACTTGTAATGCCGCTGTAATATCTGTATTTGATGTTGATGGACTAGTGTTGGTAGTTATAATTCTACCACTTGTTGTATTAATTGTGCCGGCAGCACCGGTGGCACCTATACCAGTAGAACCAGAAGCACCTTGTATACCAGTAGAACCAGTAGCACCAGTTAATCCTGTAGAACCAGAAGCACCTTGTATACCTGTAGAACCGGAAGCACCTTGTATACCTGTAGAACCGGAAGCACCTTGAGTACCTGTGGAACCCGAAGCACCTTGTATACCTGTAGAACCGGAAGCACCTTGTATACCTGTAGAACCGGAAGCACCTTGTATACCTGTAGAACCGGAAGCACCAGTTAATCCTGTAGAACCAGAAGCACCTTGTATACCTGTAGAACCAGAAGCACCTTGAACACCTGTGGATCCTGAAGCACCTTGTATACCAGTAGAACCAGTAGCACCAGTTAATCCTGTAGAACCAGAAGCACCTTGGTCGCCTTGAACACCAGTAGCACCAGAAGCACCAGTTATACCTGTAGCTCCTGTAGTACCTGTTGAAGATCCCGAAGCACCTTGTGGACCGGTAGAACCAGTAGCACCAAGTTCTCCAGGTCCGGTAGCTCCAGTTAAACCTGTGGCACCTGATAAAGCTACACCAGTTATTTCGCTTTGTAATAATGTCATTTTATTTTTATCTTATTAACAGTTATTAATTTACGGCTGCCTTAGCGCCTACACCTTGTGGTGCATCAAATTCAACATATATTCCAGTACTTTCTTCATCAGAAAAAAGTGCGTGTGAAGAACCTGCTATTAGTAAACGATCACCAGTTTTATGTAGGCTACTTCCAAAATCAGCAGCACCCGAACCAACTTGATATTTTTTCCATATACCAGTATTTGTATCTATAATACCTAAAAATATATCTGTTGATCCATATGTTTGGCTATCATCCGCAAAAACACCGGACGTATATCCTGTAATTGCAATACGACCATCATCTAACAATGCACTTGGTTTTCCATTTTGTTCAAATATTTCTGATGTACTTGATCCAGTTTGATAGGCATTACCCCAAGCATCTGTACTATAATTAAATTTAATTACACCAATATCTTCAGAACCAAAAGTTTCTGGTCCAATTTGACCTTGAGTTGAAAATACAACAGCTAAAGTATTTGCACCTAAATCATGAACGTTTACACCTTTATCTTCAAAGCCTGTTCCTGTTGCATAGTATTCTGATATTTCTGTAACTGGATTATAAATGCCTAAGAAGATATCATAACCACCATTACTTGTTATTCCTTCATATGTACCAGCAAATCGTCCTGTAAAAGCAATTCGACCATCCGCCAACTCTGTCAGAGCATATGTTTCTTCATCAAATTGACCACTATTTTGATAGAATTCAAATTCTTCTGTGTTGGGATCAAACTCAACTAAAAGGTAATCGTAGGCGCCAGAGATACCTAAGTTGGTATCTCCAACATCACCTGAGGTTTGTCCAATTGCAAAGATTTTTCCTGCAGCAGGACCATTTTGTACTTGAATAATATCATATCCAAAAATATTACCATCATCAGCAGAACCATCACCTGGTACAGCAACTTGCCAGAATGTAAAGATACTATCAGTATATTCAGAAACTCGGTGTTTTAATTCATTTTGAATATGTTGTTCTGAATTTAAATGTTGTTGTACAGCCTGTAAGCTAACTTTAGCAATATAGAACATAAACACCCCATTGGGGCCATATGAACCATCATAAACAGAATTTGTAAACACTCCATCTTGTACTGTCAATGATGGTGTGGTTGCAATAAATGTATCCGTTGTAATTGTACTTGTTGGTGTACTTAATGTATTTGAATTAACTGTATTAGCTAAATTTGTTTTTTGATAAACATAAACAGTACCAGCACTATTTTCTAAATGATAGTGTCCTGTTCCATAACCTCCACTCCAACTTCTAAACAAAATACCATCACGACCAAAACTATGACTTTCACTCCAACCAGCAGAAATAATATTTTCACCGGTGATATCATTGGTTACTGCAACTAACCTTTCATCCATATCATGGCCTAAAGCATTTTGCCACATTAGATTTCCGTTAGTATCAAACTTTGTAATCATCGCATCATTCATTCCCATAATGGAAATGTTTGAACTTGTTGTATACCCTACAACCTGAATTTCGTCTGCTGCATTAACAAGTATTGAATAGAATGTTGTGTTTGCTAAATTTTTAGCCCAATCTTTGGTAATTGTATAACTACCTTCTGTACCAGAAACAGAAACTTTTAATACAAGACCATTTGTATTTTCTGTGCCCACTATTGCATAAGTGTTTGCAGCAACATTCTTTATATCGTATGCATTTGTATTAGATGAGTATGTTCTTTCCCATTTAATTAAACTGCCAGCACCTAATTCGGCCACACCAAATTTGGCAACAGTAGGATTAGCTGCATTATTACCAGCAAACATAAATCTACCGGTATTATTTTGTTCAGCATCCACACGAACACGATTCACTACAAGATTGTTTACTTTCTTTTGTTCATAGATGTCACCGTTGGTAGCCGTTACTAAGAAAGTAGTATTGCTTTCTGATACAGAAGGCACAACGACATATTCCGTATTTGCTTTTGATACAACAGCAACACTTATTCCTGTTTGATTACCAGAAATACCATAAGCTTTACTAAAAACCAAATTACCAGTTGAAGTAGTTTTTACCAATAACACATCTGTGCCACCTTGACCATCATTTGAAGTTGCACCAGAAACATAAACGTTGCTAGTACTATCTAATGCTATACCATAAGCAATATCGGTATTTGCACCGGCATCAATTGTTTTTTGCCAAATTAATTCGTAATTGTAACTATACTTTGCACAGACAATATAGTTATCACTATGGTTGCCTACAACATATACATTACCTGTAGCATCGGTAGTAATATCCTTCCATTCAATTTGATTTGTGCCATCATTTAGATTTCTTAAATAACCATGAATCTTCATATCTTTCTTTTCAACTAATTCACTTTTGGTATATCCAGTAATCCAAATTGCTTCTTCAGTTGTTGATTCATATAGACCGGTAATATAATCATCGCCAGCTCCACCCCAAGCAAAATGCTGAGGCTCTATATTATCATCTGCATCCAAGTCTGCAAAAAAACTTAGTAATAAATCACCAGCACCTAAATTGTTTTCATTATTTTCAATTTGTCCACCTAATACTCTCCTACCGTCAGCTAAAGTAATACCATGATAGTAATAACTTGAACCTCCAATATTAATTTGACTTTTATTAATAAATTTTGCATTTGTGGATTCATAAGTTAAAATATTTGTACCTGCAGCAATACCTTGAGGTTCAGTATTGGCATTTCTGGCTAATGTACCAAATGTTTGATCGTATTCTATATGACCAGCAGACAAAGCATTACGTTTAATAAAAGCATTATTTGCTGAACTGTAATCTAAATGTGTGTAACCATCAAAAGTACCTGTTAATGTAAAACTATACACGCCAGCACCAGTATATGTTCCTGTGTTGGATGTGTTACCACTTAGTATTGCATACCATTTAACATCAGAGGAGTTATAATCAAAACCATGTACCCGTGTATAGTTTGTATTGCTATTTGTTACAATTGTACCTTCGTCCGTCCATGTTTGAGTTGTTGTGTTTAAACTCCACAGTTTGACACCGCCATTTGCAATATCAGATACGAGTGCATATAATTCTTGACTCAATATGTTTAAGTGGCAATCTGGCCTTTGTGATACACCTGTTAAAATTGTAGTAATCTGTAAACTGCCAGCTGAAATTTCATCAGAACTTGTAATACTCCAAATTTTTAAATCAAATCCACTTGTTGGATTATTGTAAATTACAGGAATATAAATTGTTGAACCAATAAGTTTTCCGCAGCTGGCTCGAATTGGATAACGGCTTTGTGTGCCTGTAGTTGTTACTGGATTAAAATCAGGATCAGCAAGATCATATGTTCCTAAATTTACTTCGGCGGTATATGAAGCGGCTTGATCGTTATATGTTCTTGCAAAAACATCCCATTGTGCACCATTGGCTGTTAAATAAAACGCATGAAATCGATCACTACTACCTTTTAAAATACCACCCATTAAATAATTTTTACCAGGTGTTACAGGTAAGTTAATATCATTATGTGAGTTGTGTGCGCCACCAACAGAAGGTGTGTGAATGCGTGATAGAACAGAAGTATATCCTGTTCCCATAGAAGTGACACCTGTATCGATTGTATAACCAAAAGATTTATCGGTGGGTACAATAAAACCACCAGCTGAGAAAACTATACGACCGTTGTCAAAATCTTCATAGATGTTAGGAAAATGTAAATGATATTGATAAAATTGCCATTCTGCGGAACCTTGTGCTAAGTATGCTCGATCCCAATAGTATGGTTGATCTGATGCAGCCAAAGCACCTAGATGAGCAAAGAAAAAGGCATCATTTTCTATTGTGCCGGTAATATCATTAACACCAGCACCAATCCATTCAATACAACCACCATGATATTGTGTATTTGCTGATTGCCAGTTTTCGGTAATTAAAGGTATCGTACCATCAATCACTAAATTGGCGGTTGCAAGAGTCAACGCTGTGCCCCATTGATATGGCTGAATTGAAGAATTGAGTAATGTGTTACCTGCATTTTTGGGTAAATAATAATACCAATAGCCGTGCTGCATGCCAGAAACAGCAGGTAAATTTAAATATCTACCTGTTAAATCTACATTTTTAGTTACATTGGTTATTGCCATCTTTTATTAATACCCTTTTATTTTTCTTACAATTAATTCTACATAACACTCAGAACACATAAACGCCATCATCAACCACATAAACCACATTTGACCTGTGATGTTATTTGAACCACATAATGTTGGACTATTATACTCCAACCACGTCAATATTAAAAAAATAGGAGCAAATATACATTTCATACAGGAATTTTTCCAAATCCATCTACCCAAGATTGATTTGGATTAATGTTTTTCCATTCTTCATATGTTTTACTAACGAAAGAAATTCCGGCACCAATGTCTATCAAATGTATAACACGGCTTTCTGGTAGTTCAGCAGTCAATAAATTTTTACAATTATTCGTTATTTCTTGGTATTCATTATGAGATGTTAAAACATCTTCTGTTATAACACAATCAAAAGAATTTAAACCAGTTACTTTTTTAACTTCAGACACAAAATTATTATCTAATACAGATATGTTGTAAATTTCAAATTGATTTTTTTCAGAAGGTTTATTTTTATTTGTTTGTATGTAATGAGAATTATCACAACCATAAACTTTCATACCTAATTTACTTAATTCTTCCATTAAAAAACCAAATGCACATCCCACAACAAAAATTTTTGAACCAGTTTTTATATCAAATCGATTGACTATGTTCTGTGCTCGTTGTTTAAAAAACAAATTATCTTCAAAAAATAATCTACTATACGAAATTGTAGAATCAGTACAAATACAGGTTCTGCGATGCTTGGCACCACAACCTCTTAACTTGTAATAATATTTGGAATATGCTTGAGTGTAACCAGCTTGATCCCATGTATAAATTTGCACGATTAAACTCCAGTAATTGGCATAGTTGGTCTAAAAAATAAATCTGTTGTGTTGACTGCAAAGCCTAAGCATACTACTGTTGTCGTTGAAGTTGGTGTTGGTGGTGAACTGGTGAGTGTACCATCAGATGCTAAAAAATAAGGTGCACCAGCACTTAATGAAGTGAAACCAGATACGATTCCCTGTCCATAATAAACACCTCCTTGTTTAACTAACAATGCATTTAATTGAACTGGTGTGTCAGTATTTGACGCATCACTAACGGTATTTGAGCCACTAACACGAACCACTTTACCATTGGTACCACCCGTGAGATTGGGTATTGTAACCGCAACACTAGTAATAATACTTGTTGATTTAATAAAAGACATCTTACGCTCCTAAACGTGTAACTTGTAAATAACTATTTGCTGTTAATGTTCCTGTACCGCCAGTATTTTTAATATACATTTTTATAAAATCATTTGCAGAAAAAGTATAAGTGGAATCAATATGAATAGTATCGTTTGGTCCAAAATTAATTTCATCCAATATTGTTGTGTCATTTTTCTTTAATATCAAATAATATGAATTATCTCCACCAACAGCACCAGCAATTATGTCAGATTTAATATTGTAGTACGCATTGGTATAAAATGTTACGGTATTGGCTAATGATCCGGTCCAATAAAAATCTCCAGCACCACTAGCATTAATGTTAAAATCAGTATTGTCCCAAACAATTGCAGTATTTGTTGATGTTACCGATTCTGATCCTGTTAATATAGTTTTTACACCACTAAAAATTTGGCCAATGGTTGAACCCGCTGTATAACCTAAAAGTGTTACTTCAACAAAAGTATCTGTTGTTAATTCTCCTGTACCATTATCTTCACTGGCTAAAATCTCAATATAATCTCCTGCAGCAAATTCAACTACATCATCATAGACGGCTGCTTGATTGGCCGCCTGCATAATTGTTTCAAATGTTGTAATACCATTTTTTCTTATACTTGCATTATAACTTGCACCAGAACCTACTGTACCGGTAAGTAATTGAATATTCAATCTATAATATCCAGCACGATTAAAAAATACTTTAGTTGGATTATTTGGTAGACTAAAGAAATCTCCTGTATCCCATATTTCACTATTAAAATTTAGCGGTGATAGTTGTGTTGTTAAAGAAACAGTATTCACAAATCCTAATTTTAAACCATAGAATGTATTACTTAAATTATTTTGAGTAACATTCCATTTTGTACCGTCATACACCCATGATATACCATTATTATCAGTGTATGTTGTATTAATAGAAGGAGAGGTTGGAAAATTTAATGGCATCTGTATATTTATTAAGTTATATTATATTCTCTTGCACGAAAATTTGGAGATAACATTGTACATCCAGATCCATGCCTTAATAAGAAATCCGCACCGTTTGCACCCGATGCTGTTGTTATTTGAAATCCAGTTTTAATGATTAAAAATTCATTATTTAATCTAACAATAGGAGCAGCCCAAGTTACCGTTGAAGTTTGCGGTGTTGTGGTTGTAGGTCCTGTTGCAATTGTACCTGCTTGTAATGCTCCAGTTAATTCCGTTACTCCTGAAAAAGCGGTACCATTACGAGTACCTTTGAACACTCTCAAGTTAATGCGCCCTGCACCCGTAGCTGATGTTGTAACTGATATCATGGGAAATGTAAACACCCAATTTCCTGCATCAAAAACTCCATTATATTCATACAATGTTGTTATTGAACCTGTATGATATAATAAAGTTGGTGGTGTGAATGTAGCTGTTGCTGCAAATGATCCTGTCACCACCGGTGCTGTTGTATTAGGAACAATGGTGGTTGAGAAACCTGCAACTTCACTTCCTTGAACCAAATCACGATAGTTATTGGCGGCCGTTTTTGCTGCAGTCCAACCAGACGCAGAAGTAGCTTGTGCTGGAGCCGTAGCTCGAGTAGGATCCCACCATAATATGTTTGCTGGTGCTCCTCCTGTTGCAACTTGTCTTAGTGTCCATGTCTTAGTTGCCATCTTCTACAATCTCAAATTTATAAGTACAATCAGGCCAATCATTAATCATACTTGGATGTGTTGGTGACACACTACAACCATTTTTATAATATGCAGTATCTCTACCCACACACCCAGCTAAACCATCTATCCATCTGAAGTATGCACATTTACCTGGTACTACTTGTTCTAATCCTGGAGCATTACCATTACCATCAACATCTTTAAAAATATTTTCTGTATCATCACAGCAGTTGCCACAACGACTACAATAACCTGTTCGTTTTTGTTTTGATTGTGAATCACCTTCTACTGGTGCAAAGATAACGGTGTGTTCAGAATTTTGGTCAGCACCTTCAGGATAGTTAACTGGATAAATTGGTATCATAATTTTAGAATATTAATGTAACAGATAATTCGTTTACTGTACCAGCTATAGCAGTAGTTTCTAACCAAACAAAACTACCTGCCGGTATGGTTGTATTTCCGGTTAATGTAACTGCTGTACCTGTTGTTATGTTTGTGACTGCTTGAGCTGAAACAACTGCTGTACCTACTGCACTTCTATCTGAATCATAACGTATTGTAATTGTAACTGATTGACTAGCAGAACCACGAAGAACTGCTTCTACTTGTGTAACAGTTATTTGAACTGCTGTATAAAAGAATGTTATATCTTCAGCTGAAGTTGGATCTGCAATTGAAAGAGCTTTTGGTGATGCTGAACCAGTAGGACCTGTAGAGCCTGTGGCGCCAGACACACCAGTAGCTCCAGTTAAACCAACGCCAGTAGCACCTGAAGCACCTTGAGTACCTGTGGATCCTGAAGCGCCTTGGTCGCCTTGAACACCAGTAGCTCCAGTTAATCCTGTGGAACCCGAGGCACCTTGAGTACCTGTAGCACCAGAAGCACCAGTTATACCTGTGGCACCAGAAGCACCTTGTACACCAGACGCACCAGTTATACCTGTAGCACCAGACGCACCTTGTACACCGGAAGCACCAGTTATACCTGTAGCACCAGAGGCACCTTGAATACCGGTAGAACCAGTAGCACCTTGTATAGAAGCACCTGAAGCACCAATTACTCCTGATGATGAGTAAACTTGCCAAGTGGTACCATCGTAAACAATACTCACTTCTGTATTGGCCATATTAAGCGCAACATTGTCAACAACATTTTCTATTGTTGAACCATTTCTAAAAATTAATAAATTGTTTTGTCCCCAATTATAACCATCAGCTATTTTTATTGTATCACCTGAAGAAGGTGTGGCCGGTAGTGTAAATGTAAAAGAACCACCTCTGGTATTTGCAATATATTGTCCACCAGAAATACCATTTGTATTGGCACTTATAACAATCCAAGGAGTTAAAGAACCTGTAGCACCAGTAGCTCCAGTTAATCCTGTGGAACCCGAGGCACCTTGAGTACCTGTAGCACCAGAAGCACCAGTTATACCTGTGGCACCAGAAGCACCTTGAGTACCTGTAGCACCAGAAGCACCAGTTATACCTGTGGCACCAGAAGCACCTTGAACACCTGAAGCTCCTTGGGTACCTGTAGCGCCTGAAGCTCCTTCTATACCTGTGGCACCTGAAGCACCTTGAACACCGGAAGCTCCTTGAGTGCCTGTAGCACCAGACGCACCTTCTATACCTGTGGCACCTGAAGCACCTTGAACACCTGAAGCTCCTTGGGTACCTGTAGAACCAGAAGCACCTTGAGTACCCGTGGAACCAGAAGCACCTTGAATACCTGTAGAACCTGTGGAACCTGCTGGGCCTGGCGTACCTGATAAACTAATTTGCCAAGAAGAATATGTTCCAGAACCAACAGTATTTGTAACATTAACTACCATTTCTCCAGTTGTTGAATTATATGTAGAAATGGTTCCTTCCATATAATTCAAACCATCATAAGCAATCTTTACAATTTGAGATGGTATGTAAGCTAATGATGTTTCTACATAAAATGTTTTTGTGCCTGTACCTATTGTTAACGTGTTTGAACTTAGTGTTGAAAATTGGTCACCTTGTATACCGGTGGCTCCAGTTAATCCTGTGGAACCAGAAGCACCTTGTATACCTGTAGAACCAGAAGCACCTTGAACACCTGTGGATCCTGAAGCACCTTGTATACCTGTGGCTCCCGTTAGTCCTGTAGATCCTGAAGCACCTTGAATACCCGTAGCGCCTGAAGCTCCTTCTATACCTGTAGAACCAGAAGCACCTTGAACACCGGAAGCTCCTTGTGTACCTGTGGAACCTGAAGCACCTTGAGTACCAGTAGCACCTTCTATACCCGTGGCACCTGAAGCACCTTGAGTACCAGTAGAACCGGTTAATCCTGTAGAGCCAGAAGCACCTTGAATACCTGTAGCTCCTTCTACACCAGTAGCGCCAGAAGCACCTTGTACACCAGACGCACCAGTTATACCTGTGGCACCTGAAGCACCTTGAGTACCTGTGGAACCAGAAGCACCTTGTACACCAGACGCACCAGTTATACCTGTAGCACCAGAAGCACCTTGAATACCGGTAGCTCCTTCTATGCCTGTGGCACCGGAAGCTCCTTGTGTACCTGTGGAACCTGAAGCACCTTGAGTACCAGTAGCACCTTCTATACCCGTGGCACCTGAAGCACCTTGAGTACCAGTAGAACCAGTAGCACCAGTTAAACCAGTACCAGTAGCTCCTTGTACACCAGTAGAACCTGAAGCACCTTGAACACCAGTAGAACCAGTAGCACCAGTTGATCCAACACCAGTAGCTCCAGTTAAACCAACACCCGAAGCACCTTGAACACCAGTAGAACCAGTAGCTCCAGTTAAACCAGCACCAGAAGCACCTTGTATACCGGTAGCACCAGGTACACCTACTCCAGTGGCGCCAATTGGTCCAGTTGATCCTGTGGCACCATCAATTCCGTTTGTGAGTGTTGGGTCAGCAAATAGTATCCATTGAGTGCTTGTACCATCATTATAATAAATGTAGGTTTTACCTGTGTCGGTATCTAACCATAATTGATTTTCAAATGGAATTGCGGGAGCTGCCGTGTTGGCATAGACATCCAAATTGTATCGATCACCGACCCATCGGCCAGCATCATCGACTACAGCTTTGGTATTTGTTGTGTTTCCAACGGCCAAGCCGTTTTTAACTATGAAATAGTTTGTATTAGCTGCCAAGGTTCATTTTCCCCTTAGTTCTTTTTAGAATATTATCTATTATTTATTCTATTTTGGACTTGGCCTTTCAAAATATAAAATATTATTTACAAACCACCCCATATGATATCCTTGTCTGGCATACTCAACCAATTGCTTTTCTTTTTCTAAGTTTCGAACTAGTCCTGCTTTAGTTATTTTTTCAGCCCAATCTTCTTTATTTTTACAGTTGATGTGTCCTATACCACCTTGGCCAATGGCTGCGGCTGTCCAGATAAGGTTTTTTTCTACGGTTGATACAACCTTTTCAACGACCTCATCTTCTCGTTCTGATTCAATATGTTCAGCCACTTCCATACATATGACTGTATCGGATTTTTCATCAGTGATATCAAACAAACTTTGATATTTTAAATGTTCTTTTCCATGGACTCTATCATCAATATCAAGTCCACTAGTTTCAACATTAATGTTTCTTAATGCTTGAACATAGGTACCTGGTCCACATCCTATATCTAAAACATTTACAGGTTTTAATTCACTTTTAATCCACTCAGCTAATCGTTTTGCCCATGGCCATTCTTCTGAATGTATATTATCGTAGTTCATTCTTTCTGGTAATTTAGGATATTCTTTTTTCAACCAGTTCAAATCTGCTCGTTGTGGATGAGGTTCATACCAACCATTGCCTGTGTAAACATCAAGCACCATTTGAAAATATTCTTCATACATTGGTGCAACTTTTTCTAAAGTAAAGTTCTCAGCCCATGTGCGACAGTTTTTTGGATCAATTCGGTCAATATTTTTGGCAGCCCAAACAAATTGATCCATTGTTCGACAACGATAACCTGTATACCCATGTAAATTGTTTTCCGTAAATGAACCCCAGTCGGTAGAAATTGTTGGTGTACCAGAAAACAAAAGTTCCATTTGAACTCCACCAAAAGGTTCAACATACTGTGAGGGCACAAATGCACCTTTGGCATCTGCCATTAAACGCTTTCTTTGTTCAACTGTCGCATAACCAAATTCAATTACATGGTCTGGAGTTTTTCCATGTCCCATTTCTTTGAGTGAACTTTGACCAGCAATAATTAATTTTGCACCAATTCTTTCTGTTGCCTGTATAGCAACATCAACACCTTTACCAGAATATACTCGACCCAAGTAAAGAAAATAATCTTTCTTTTTTTCTTTAAATGTAAAATCATCTGAATCAAAATAGTTAGGAATAACTGCATCATACCAATCTTGTTTACAGGTACCTACAGCTGAGAGTCCATAGTATGCATGATAGATGGCATATGATTCAAATATTTTCCATCGGGCCCAATGGCCACCAGCATAACCAATACCAGGTTCTACACAAATTAAATCTGGATGCGCATCACATACTGGCCGAACACCATGTCCCCAAAAAGGAAGAATAAAGTCGTGCTTTTGTTTTCTTAGGCCAACCTCACGAATTGCATTGGTATAAAATGTTTTATATGCATGATCGGAGGTATCAAATTTAAAAAAGTTTTTACGCCAGTCATAAGAACCATAAGCTATTTCAAGGTCTTTGTTTGTGGTAACGGTAACGTGTTCATCACAAATTAAATCAGAATCCTCATGGCCATAATGTATGATAGTGTGTCCACGAGCCTTCATCATCTTACCAAATTTAACCACCTTTTGAGTATAAGCACAAGCATTATACTCTTTACTAGACACCGTATGTGGTAAACCTAAAATATGAAATCTCACTTTCTACTCCTAATTGTATTCAAATATAATTTAATATCACCATATGGCATTGCAAATCGGTCTACCAATTCTGGATGTTTCATTTCTACTATTGTAAAGATACTTTCTTCTGTACCAATATTACCTTGATTCAAAGATTCATATAAGTATTCGTTAAATTTTTGGTTAAATTGCACAATGTGTTCTAATCTGCCACCAAAAATAGTTGCTCTACATACATAGTTAGGCTTTCTTCCACAGATTTGTTCCATGGCTTTAATATTATAACCGTGAATTTCTGTATCTGTATAATAATCAAAAGAGGTTAAAAAGAAAGATTTTTCGGATAGTTTATTAAAATTAAATATATCAATGTGTTCATTAATTCCGTAACTGTTACACATACCAGAATCGATCCAATAAAACTTATAACTGCCATTATAACCAAATGGATTTTCTTTGGCAACACTTTCTAACAATTGATTTTTGTATAATGTGAGTGGAATATAATACTTGTCTTTGATAACACTTGTTTTCATCCACTCTGCTTGATTAATCCATTCATCTTTTGTAATGATATTTTGTATTGATTGAAAATAATCAGTATTTTCCAAATCTTCAATCTGTAAATTTTTTAACACAAGAGGCAATGTACCTCTATGTTCTTTAATAAAATCATGGTATTTTTCTTCAGCAAATACTACCATAGGATTTCGGCATTGTAATACCTTTTTCATACCCTCTAGATAATGAACCTCAAAACTCCTATCGCCACGGGAAATGTTTAACATAGCAGTCACCATAGTTACCCCCCAAGGCGACCTCCAATGATTATCCAAGAACATATAGTTCATTTTAGGCCATAGTCTATCCGCTTGAAGTTCGGCAGGATAATAATCTTCTGGTGTGGTACCGTCATTTGGACGTTTGCCAGCCATTCTAGAACAATTATCACCTAAATGACGAGCATATTCACCGTTTAAAAATACCGATTTAAATCCTAGTGCTAAAAATCTGCGATCAATATTCCATTCATTGTGCCACTTTTCAACACGACCTAAAAGAATTAAATCATCTCTACGCTTTAAATTTGGACTACCAATCCATCCATACCAATGTAAATGATAATCGGATATACGCCATGGTTTTTTCCAATAGAACTGGTTATCGATTAATTCTTTTTCATAACATTCAAATCCTTCATTCTCAAATGTTCGCCATGAAATATCAACTGTACCAATGTTTCTATATTTTTGAAGAATTTCTTTTGATTGATTTAGATAACCAGGCTTTAATAATTCCCAATCATCCTCTAAGTAAAAAATGTATTCTGAATCACAATATGATACCATAAAGTCCATAGCCCACCATTGCGATCTGTTTTTTGGAAAACAAACAACATCCGATATGTCACCATATCGTTCAACCAAAGTTTCAAATACACCAGGTCGTGCAGAATCATCCACAATAACCATTTTGGTTATGTAATCTCTAGTTTCTAAAAATGACTTGAGTGTTTTGTCCAGAACATCTAAACGATCACAACTTAAAACAAATGTTGTGGTGTCAGATTCGGGTTGTTCAATTGTATGAATTAATAATTTATTCAAAAAAAATCCGTATAATAATTAAATTGTTAATGTGTTTCGATATACCTTAACTGTTGTAATTGAATATGTTGGAGTAAATAATAAATTTAAATTTCCACCTGATATAGAAGAATCAAATGTGCCTAAAGAATTATTACTGTACATTTCACCATATTGTGCCAACCAAACATTGGCACCATCGTGTAGTGTTCTCAATTCAATTACATGATAACTTGTGTTTGAAGTCATCTGTACTTCATATTTAGCACTTCTATAAATGCTGGCATTAAAACTGTCTACCGTTACCTCTGATGTTGAAGAAGTTGTAAATTGAGTGGTCTTTTCTCCTACTGATGCATTGATAGTAACTGTTTTGGTCGCTGTGCAGGCTGATAAGGTGACATTATTACCAGCAACAATATTTAAAGTGTCAGTTGATGTTGTTGCAAGTATGAGATTGCTCTCAACATTAATGGTACCAAAAGTTAATTGGTTCGTAATGTTTTTGATTGTGTTTGTTGGATCGGAATAGAATAGTTTACCATCAGCTGTATTGATAGCAATTTCACCATTGGCAAGAGATACCGGAGAGATACCCGTTGCAGAGGATTTTTTAATTCGTATTGATGTATTTGCCATTTACTTAAAAACTTCCGCCGTCCTTTACAACCAAGCCAGGTAAATTTTGTTTAACGATATTTGCTTTAGGTTGTTTAGGTTGATTAATTTGTTCTTGTTCTTTTTTTAACAACAACGCTTTTTGTTCATCAATTTTTTTTCTTTTTGCAGGAGTTAATTGTAAATATTCAATGTGTTCTTTTAATTTTTTAATTTTATTTTCATAGTCAGCCAAATTTTTTTGTGTTTCTTCTCTGCATTTTAACAATTCATTTCTGAAAGTATCAATGTGTTGAAGTTGGCTTTTAATATTTTCATTTTCAATTTTATAATCATTTAATACTGAAATTTGATTTTTTAAAGAATTAATTGTGTTTAAATGTTCTTGAACGTTATTTTCCAGGCTTTTTAATTTCTCTACTGAATTAAACTGATCTTTTATTACATCTTCATTTATTTTAGCATTGGCTTGTAAAGAAACATTTCGAATTATAGCATCTGTTAAAGTATTTGTTAATATTTCAACATAATAATTCACATATTTTTCATTATTCATTTCAAACTCCTATTATAAAAAATTATATAGTTAACTCTAAAAAGAGCCTCCATCTAAATTTGTTGTCCAAACTGGAACACCAGCATTAGTGACAGTCAATATTTGATTACTCCACGTTTGATCTGCACCTCCGGCCGCAGCAGTTACTCCTAAATTGCCTGTGCCATTACCGTATGTAATACCATTTGTTGTAATCGAAGATAGACCTGTTCCACCTTGAGGTACCGTTAAACCTGAAATTGCAGAGAATGTGGCCGCAGTCAATCGGCCATAAGCATCAACAGTAACCGATGTGATAGTATTGTTTGATGCACCTGAACCTGTTGGTGTAAAAGATGAATTTGCTAAAGAAACTAATGCACCTGAGCCGGCACCAACAATTATTTCACCAGAAGTAAATGAGGTTTTGCCTGTACCACCATTCGGTACCGTAAGTGCATTGATTAATGTTAGTGTGCCTACACCAGCTGTTGTGGCAATTAAATTACCTTTGAAATATGCTGCAGAAACATTGGCTTCACGATATGATGGGTCGCTTAGGTTGATGTTGTTGTTTGCATCAAGTTCACCAGTATAACCTTGGAAGAAATGATATTCTTTTGTTCCTGCATCACGAATCAAACCTGTATGAGCATTAGCACCATCATTATAGTGTGATGCAAAACCAATATCAAATGCGTCTGTGAAATAATTACCAACACCTAAGAGTAGTAATGGGTCTTGAATTTCAAATTGGTCAATATTTAATGTTGTGGTATTACCAAATACAAATAAGTTACCCGTAACTGTTAAATCGTTGTTTGCACCAATCGTTAAATTGGTATTGATTGTTTGTGTGCCACCAGTAAAGGCGTTGGCACGAACAACTGTATCGTCAACATTAAATGTGACTGTATTACCAGAATCGGATGTTGTGATACCTTGAGCACCAACAAATCTTAATGTGTCATTTAATAGATTAACAGAACCAGTACCAGTATCAGCAGCAGTAGAGAGAGTTGTAGAAATGGCCTGAGTCGTAACATTCATTACACGGCCGTTTGCGGCCACTTGAATGATTGGAATTTCTGTTTGTGAACCGTATGTACCAGCACCAAGAGAAGGTACTGCATTAAGAGAAGCACCTAAAATAATAGCCGCAGAACCATCAAAGCTTTGTGTTGTAGCGGTGATGTCACCACCAGAAATAGAGAAGTTGCGACCATTGGTTAAAATGTCGGCTTTACCAGCAATACCATCTAATCGACCAGAAAATTGCCCATTAACATCTCGTTTGACTAATGTGCCAGCAGTATTTGAACTAGTAGCAGCGTCTAATGTAGAAGTATAATACTGACCACCCACGTTAACAACACCGTCACCTGTAGGTGAACCAATAAAGATTGTGTTGGATGCGTATGAATATGCTAATTCACCAGCAAGTAATGATGTTGGTTTTCCTAATCCACCCACTCCAGATCGTTTAATTAAAATGCTAGTGTTTGCCATTTATTTCTCTCTTATTATAATATACTTATATTTATTAAAATACGCCACCGTCTACCGTATTAATGGTAACATTGGCAATGAAATTTGGACCGCCTATTGAAATAATTTGACTGTTTGCTGTTCCAATAAAAAGTGTATTAGAAACAAACGAATAAGCCAATTCTCCATCGTCTAAACTAGTAGGTTTAGTATTTGCATAAGAACGGAGAATCTGTATGACTGTATTGGCCATTAAAAGAATCCTGCGTCCAAATCTGGATTTAATTCATTAACAGATTGAGCAACAAAGCTATCGGTTTCTGCTTTATAAACAATAACATCTTTGTCTTGAACACCAGTCAAACTTAGATCCGTTGAACCTTTTAGTGACCTAATACCATAATTTAACTGACGAACCGTACCACTTTGTTGTTTGTTTACTTGAACATTAACTGTTCCAATTACTTGTCCAGGCATGACAGTTCCTTAAAATTTGGTGACTTGAGGTATAACATTAACTACACCTTCTAATACCCGTGTTACAGTATTGGCGGTATCTTTAATTGCCACATCATACACATACTGACCAGCAGCAATGTTGGATGTTACTGATGCTGATAAAGACAACAAAATGACTCCTGTATTAGGAGTATTGATGGTGGTGGTAAATTCAGCGGTTGTATTGGCTGAATAATATGACTTACGAATTTGACTTTTGGCTGTAACTCCAGTCAAATTAAAAGGAACTCCGTCAATATCATCTAATGTAATATTGGTGGTAAATGTTGTACCTTGCTCTAGAAATAGTTCTTGATATGCTGCTGCCATCTTATATCCTGTATATAATCTTTCTTAGGTATTTAGTTAGTCTAACTTCATGAAGTAAAATCGCTTTTTTCAAACTTTGACTTGGCGACAAAAAATTTTGAGGCCGGAACGTAAAATTTCAAATTTTAGGATTTCTTCAAACTATCTATTTCCGACTTCAATTCTTTGATTGCTTCAATCAATAAAGGAACCAATCTCTCATACCGAACTGTCATGTATTGTGGGTCGATAGGTGCAGGTGCTACAACTTCTGGTAGAACTGCATTAACCTCTTGTGCCGATACACCAACTTCACGAATGACTTCATATCCTAATGCCTGTGCGGTCTCGTTGGCCTCATGATAGAAACCATTCAGAGCCGTAACCTTAGCCAAAGCATTCTCAATATTGCCTAAACGAGTCTTTAATCGGTCATCTGAGTAGTAAGCAGTAATGTTATTTGTGGCACGAATCTCACCAGTCGTGCCTGATGCAGAAGTACCTACACCAAACGAACCGAATTGAACAGAAGAATCTGTTGCGATATTTTGTGGTAATGATAATGTTGGTGTCGTGGTACCTGTTACTGTAATTTGACTTGCTGTACCTGTAATTGAGGTGACAGGTGCAGTACCAGAACTCAGAGCAGTTACACGACCATAAGCATCAATTGTCAATGCAGAATTGGTTGCTGATGTGGCACCAGGTCCTGCCGTGGCCAAATCAAGAACTGGTGTTAAACCACCAGTAGATGTGATACGACCTGAGGTACCTGATACAGAGCTGACACGATTGTTAGCAGTATTAAATGCACCAGCAGCTAAACCATTGGCACCGTTAGCGGTAGTAAATGCACTAGCAGCAAAAGAATTAACCTGTGTAATTGTAGTATTTTGATTACTATTGATGGTCTCAATAGAATTTAAACGTGTATTTTGAGTTGCATCAACACTTTCAATAATAGACATACGAGTATTTTGTGCAACATCAACTGTTTCAATAGAACCTAGCCTGGTGTTTTGAGTAACATCTACACCTTGAATAATAGAGATGCTTGTATTTTGTGCAACATCAACTGTTTCAATAGAACCTAATCGTGTATTCTGAGTATTGTCTACACCTTGAATAATAGAGATGCTAGTATTCTGGTTTGTGTTGATTGTTTCAATACTTTGAATACGGGTGTTCTGTGTATTATCTACATTCTGTAAGTAATTAACAGCCAAAGATGTGGCCACATTTGATGAACTTGCAAGAGTTGTTGAGTTGCTTAAATATTCGTCAGTCAACACACGATAAAATAAACCATTATCAACATCATTCATTTCAAAGTAATCGTTTGTTTCATTCCAACGAATTGATGCATTGGCACCAGAAATACCACGATTAACTGAGAAGGTGCTATTTAAACCAACAGAACTATTTGCATTGATAGTAAAACTGTTGGTATTATATACTGTTGTACCCACAATAATAAAATTACCACCTACAGCCAACTGGCCACCAACTGAAGCTGAGCCTGTAATAGTAGCAGTGTCATCAATAATTAATGTTGAACCTCTAATAGAAGTATTTGAGATAAATGAATTGGTAATTAATGCACCAACAATGTTTGCTCGAGCACCAGAGATTGCACCATTGGATTGTAGTGTGTTTACAAAAGCATTACCTGAAGCATTAAGTGTGGTTGTTCGAATTATATTATTTGATGAAATATCATTCGCAAAAACATTACCAGCAGCATTAAATGTATTCGCTCTGATTAATGTATTGGCTGTTATTCCATTAGTAATAAGACTACCACGCAATAAAGTATTATTTGCTACTTCTAGTGCATTACCAGCACCATTAATAAACACATTTGATACAGCTGATATACTTCCACCTACAGATAGTGTACCTGAAACAACACCAGAACCTAACAATGCAGCGGCCGTTACAGACAAACCTGTACCGGTTCCGTCTAAGAACAATGTACCGGTATCTTTCGTATAATTGTTTGCAGCTAAATTGTTTAACTCAACCGCTTGGCGATTTTGTTGTGTGAGTAAATCACCAAATGTGTTGGTGAAACTAAGAATTGGTATTGTATTGGCCATTATTGATTTCCTGACAATTTAAGTAAAAGTTCTTTGATGATTTTAACATCGTCTTTTACTTCATTGATTTCATTTTTAATAGTATTTATTTCTTGTTTTTGGCTGTTTAATAACTTAGACTTAAACTTGTATTCCTCAAGACCAGAAATATCGGTATTAATAAGAGCCATTGTTTTTGTGTCCCTCACAAAAGTTGTACCTTCTACTTTTACGATAGCCATATTATATCAATGCCGATGGTAAAGCAATTGCACGAATGTCAGTTAAGAATGGCACAGACGTTTTATCGGATGTTGCCAAAACAACTTTGATTGCAAATTGACTAAAGTTATTATATGTTTGACCAGTTACATTACTAATATACTCCACATAGTTTTGTGCCACACTACCAGATCCTGGTGCAGCCACAAACTCATAGGTACTATCTCGTGTCTGAGAATATAACGAATCAGTATTGTTAATCAATGTCATTAACTGCCAGTTACCTGAATCAAATGTCTGTGTATCACTTCTTGATAGTATCTTATAGTAAACATAGATGTTTGTATTAACTGGACGATAGGCAGTAAAGTATACACGCAAATCACCAGAATCAAATCCTTGGTCTAGAATAACTTTCTTGGTAATATATCGTGCAATTCCGTTACCACCTGAAGATGATGTTTCACCACCAACAGTGATTGTTGCACCAGTACCGGGTGATGAGTTAGCATCAACAACAGTAATAGTTGGTGTTGTTGCATAACCAGAACCGCCATTGGTGATATAGATGTTTCTAATCACACCACCATCCACATTGGCCGTAGCAGTTGCACTAGAACCATATCCATTGGCGGATGTAATGGATACAGATGTTGTATTCACATTGTAACCAGAACCACCATTAGCAATTGTAATCATACTATTTGATAATTCTAAATTGTTAATGTTCCAACCAATTGTATAAACACCTAAACCATCATCTGAAATCATAGGTGATACAGCATCATCAACAGTAGACATTACAGCATACAAAGAGAATGATGTGTTAGAGTTGGCAACAAGAACACGCTCACCAAGACCATCATTCAAATAGATGTCATCATACATTGGTGTACCAAATTTACCAGGATTAACTCCTTCTGTTGGTGCAGCTGTCTTAGTTGAGTTTAATGTGGCACCATACGAATAACTGAGTGTGGTACTACCTGGTACAAAATCGGATGTAGAAATATTAAATGCATCAACCACAACATTTGTATTGGCTGCTGATGAAATATTTGTGTTGATTGTATTTGGACTGAGGTAGTATGAGATGTCCTGTTCAGTCAGTTTACGGTATGGTAAACGATTTGGTACAACGAACTGTAGTGTTGGCTGAGTACCGACTGAGAACACACAACGGTCAATCGTGAACATCATGGATTCGTTTTGATCCGCTGTCCATGTTTGTGAGTTCTGAGATACAAACAAAGAACCAACATAAGGTGCAGAATTAATCTTCGTAATTGTTGCTGGTGTTGGGTCAGTTGGTAAATTTTTAACAGAAGATGCTAATGCTGTATCTCCATTTTCTGCCGTGTAAATGGTGTATTCATTTGAAGAAGGACACCTAACAATCAACGAATATAATTTGTTTGATTCTAGATATACAGGTGCTGGAAATTTAAACACAGTATATGTGGTAGGATCCAAATAATGTGGATTATTAGACACATTAATATTCTCAGATGTCAAAGTCACCTGTGAGTTATCTAATGTTTCACCGTTTGGATAACCATTGAGTGTACCTACAATAGACAAAGTAACTGGTGCATATTGACTTGCTTTGGTCTTAAAGAATAACTTAACAGAGTCAACAAAACATCCATTTGGATAATTTTCTTTGTTGATAATAAATGTTTGTGCTACAGGATCCCATACAGTTGTATAGGTGTAAGATGATATGTTTGTTCTTTCGCTTGTTTGTGTGAAAGTATTCTTAGCAGAATCAATTGACGAAGCATAGTTTACACCTTGCTTGGTCTGTTGTAGACCAGAAGCATAGAATGTTGCCTCTGCAAATGTCTGAGCCGATTCAATGTTACCACCTATTGAATCATCAATTCTAAATGTTCTTTGACCTGTGTGAAATATACCACCAGGTACTGCAAAGATACCAGAAATCATACCGGCTTCATTAGTTTTCATGGTGCCAATAGAGTAGATATCACTATTTGCTGTTGTGATTGCAGAACTCAAAGTAACTAACTTGGTTGTACCATTGTATGCAGAGATGGTTGCTGATTGTCCAATACCTGTACCATTAATAATATAGATTGTATTACCATTGTAGAAGTTATTGGTTGAAGAAGCAGTTGCACCTAATGTGATTGATGTTGTTGTATTGGAATTAACAACTTGGCCAGAATTATGCGTGAATGATAGAATTGTTCCACTTGCAGTTGTTGTTTGATACTGGCCACCAGCATTGAACTGTGCATTTTGAATTGTTGCACCAGTAGCAAATGTTTGACCAACAATATCACCTACAACATATAGACGCCATTTCGTGGTGTCATCTGTGTAATGGTAATAAGAAACAATCTTGGCAGCCGGTGTAAAATTACTACCAGCAAGATAACCAATAATGTCACCATCTTTAAATGATCCAGTAACACCCGTTAATTCTAATACGTTTGGTTTACGAATGTATTTGTTAACAGCATCATTATCAAAATAAGCATTGACATCGGTGTTGACAGTTAAACCATAAGTATTAAAGAATAAGAACTGTGAACGAATATATGGTAGAATACTTACGTCAGTAATAAATCCACCAGTTTCAACATAACTTGAATTTAATTTATCATAGTTACCTAAAACTGTTTTTTGTTGTTCTGTGGTATATGTTGTAACTTGGTTAACACGCCAGTTACGACCAGCTGCAATCACATTGTCAGTTGATGTGGCTACAGTAGTTTTCCAATCACC